CCGGCAAGCCGTTATCGTAACTGCATATTTTAGTTGCAGTGTCGGTATCATACTTTCTTCCTTTAATTATTTTTAACATTTTATTTTCCTCCTTTAATTATCTATGATAACCCTCCAGCCTTTGTAGGTCGCAGGATATGCTCTTTTCCCTAACATAGTAGCTCGCACTTGGGACATTCCTGACACTACATTGTAAAACTGCTGTGTATCGGGTTTGCAACCGAAATGTTCTTCACCGTGTAACCGCAACCAGTTATTCAACGAATGAAAACGGTAATGTACATTTTGCACCTCTGCATTGCACCGACGCACCGAAATGCGTCGGAATTGCACTTTTACATATACTTTTTTAACTCGCTCACGAAATCTTTGTCTATTCCCTCTGATACTTTGTCGATATTTTCTATACCATAACCGAACATTGCTACACGGCTTGCGAAATACTGCCAATCAGCCTCCGTATAGTCGCTGTCGAACATTGCTGAAAATAAATCTGAACAATTATCTGATTTTCTTTTTGTTATTTCAGTATTTATTTTATCTACAACTAATCTAAATCTATTTTTTATTTTTGCAGGTTCTTCGCCGCTTAATTGTCTGCGACAGTCGGTATACAATTCATTCCAACCGTCCTCCGGAACAGTTTCAGTAATAAAAATTCTATAACCATCTTCGCCGTTTGAACCTATATATTCTTCGACAGCGTATTTAACAGCTCCGTCAACAACGTATTTTAAAATTTTAATTTCATCATCAAATAGTATAGGTAGTTCCACGTATTCAACACCTTTGTTTTCTAATGTTTCTGTAAACGACTTTTTACCACTTTGATAAATTACTTTTTTTTCGTTATGTAATAGTTCTTTCATTTTAATCTTCCTTTCTCATTGCCTTTCGGCTAACCTCTTTTGTTATTTCTGATTACATTATAGCATACTTTTATGCTAAAGTCAATACTTTTATGCTAAAGTTAAATAAGATTATGAAAAATATACATATATTCCTATGACGATTTATGCAATATATACAAAATGTAAAAATATCAAAATTGGAAAATAGTGAGGGGGATAGATTTGATTTACTACATATAGTAGGTAGAACCGTCGTGGTGACGGTGGGTTAATATTTCACTGATTGTCGGTGGGGACGGAAATATTAAATTCGTGAAAAAGGGGGTGTCAGCCATCGCAAAACAGAGAACATATACAGACGCCGACCGTGAGCAGGCATTTGCGGAATACACGGTATTGGGAAATTGGGAATTAGTATCGCGCAAAATGGGTATTCCCGTAAACACGTTAAAATCGTGGTGGCGACGACATCCGCCTGATATGGACGAATATGCAGAAAAACGCCGAGAGGTCCGCGAGGGTTTCATCGAAACGGCGAGCAGAGCCATTGAGAACGGCACGGAGCTGATTAACAGACGTATGGAATTGGCGTTAAAACATCAGCGTGAATTAGAAGAACTAATGAACGATATTCCGGCTGATGAAATGACAGCAACGCAAAAACAGGAATTGCGAGCGAAGATACGGTCATTGGAACTGCACAAGTTGTCTGAAATCAGTACGGCGGTCAATACGTTGTATGACAAACGTGCATTAGCACAAGGACAATCGACCGAAAATACGACGATTGAAATTAAAATGCCACAGGACGTGATGAAATATGCAGAATAGTCTGAAATTAGACCTATCACGCACAAATCCGAAACAGGAACAGTTTTTCACTGCACATAACCGAATGATTATGTACGGCGGAGCGAGAGGCGGCGGAAAGTCGTGGGCGGTCAGAATGAAAGCAGTGCTATTGGCTATCAGATATGCAGGTATAAAAATGTTATTCCTGCGACGGACATACAGGGACTTGGAGCGTAACCACGTTCGCGAGTTAGAGCCGCTATTGAAAGGTATAGCGAGATATAGCAAACAGGAAAAGTGTTTCTATTTCAATAACGGTTCGCTGTTGGAAATGGGATATTGCGACAGTGAAAGCGACGTCAATCAATATCAGGGTATCGAATACGATGTCATTTTTATGGACGAAGCAACGCAATTCACCGAATATCAATATTCAACATTAACAGCGTGTATCAGAGGTGCTAATTCGTTTCCGAAACGTATGTATCTGACGTGTAACCCCGGCGGTGTCGGTCACGAATGGGTAAAACGTCTGTTTGTATCACGAAAATACAGGAATGCAGAAAATCCTAACGATTATATGTTCATTCCTGCGACGGTGTTTGATAATGCGGTGTTATTGGAAACAGATACAGGCTATGTTGATATGTTAAATAATCTGCCCGACGGACTGCGAGAGGCGTGGCGTGACGGCAGTTGGGATTTGCTTGAGGGGCGTTATTTCGATGAATTTGACAGGTCAATACATATTGTTAAACCGTTTCAAATTCCTGAACATTGGCGTAAATATCGCGGAATGGACTACGGTTTGGATTGTTTGGCGTGTGTATGGGTGGCTATTGATGAACACGGTAACTACTATGTTTACCGCGAGTACGCCGAAAGCAACAAAGTTATTTCAGTCGGTGCAGGGGAAATAGTCAATCTGACGCCGACTGACGAACGAATAGAATACACCGCCGCTCCGCTCGATATGTGGGGCAGAACACAAGAAAGCGGTAAGTCAAAGGCGGATTTGTTCCGTGAGGGCGGTTTGCCGTTGTTGAAAAGTTCAAATAACCGTGAAGCAGGGTGGTTGGCAGTCAAAGATTTATTACAGGTCAAGAACGGCAGTAGCCGATTGATGATATTCGATAACTGCATTGAATTAATCGACTGTTTAACATCACTGCAACGTGATACCAAACACCCGACGGACTGTGCGACAGAGCCACACGATATAACACATTTACCTGACGCGTTGCGATATTTCGTGTTGCAATTCACATCACCGTCAAAACCGCCAAAAGAGGAAAAGACGGCGGTACAAAAGTACAGAGAGAAAGCATTAAAAGGCAGATTAGAAAAAAGGAGGAGCTATTTCTAATGAAAATCAAGAAGATAAAGAGAAAATGCGAAGTCAGAGGGTGCAAAAATACCGATACATATTCACTGACAAATACAAATGAATTCGGTAACAGTGTCATTATCTGCGAAGAATGTTTAAAAAAGGCGGTTAAAGCTGTTGCGGAATACGACCCATCAGCAGAGAAAAAGACGGTATCAGTACCACCGCCACCACTATTTTTCCACGGTGGAATAGAGAAAACAGCTAAAAACGTGGAAGAAACAGCGGAAACAAAGCCTATTCCATATACAAAAGAGTATTTGGACGGTGTTAAATACAACGATTTGAAAAAAATCGCAAAGGAAATGGGTATCAACGCAAACGCCGGCAAAGAAACGTTGATTGAAAGCATTTTACAGGCTGATTAAGGGGGAATGGCTATGAATGTAACAGGGTTTCTGCTATGCGTTATAGCTGTTCAGACGTTAACCATAGTAGGAATGTCAATAGTGCAACATATCGAACGAAAAGACCTGTATAACAGGTTGATGTGCAGAAATATGACCGAATACAACAACATCAAAGCCGATGAGCCAAAGCAACCTATCAGCAGGCATAAAGCCGTTTTGAATAGGTGGCGCAAGAACGACGTAAAGGTTGGTGATGAATAATGAATTTAAGATATTCACCTGTATTGCAGGGCATAAAGGCGAGTGTTAAGAGTATGTTTTCACCGCCTAACAGTGAAAGCGCAGATGATGAAGAAGTTGACAGAGTAATTGACACCGACGACGACGGAAACCAACTGTACAAAGAAGATATTATCGCAAATATTCACGAAGAATTAGAGAAACGCCGTTCAGCACGTTCAGCATTGGAAACACAATGGCATTTAAACGCTAATTTTTTAGTCGGTAATCAGTATTGCGATTTTAACCCATACAGTCGCGAAATCGAGCAGTTAGAGCCTGTATACGATTGGTTGGAACGCGAAACGTTTAATCAGATTGCACCGTTAATAGATACGCGAATTGCTAATCTGAAAAAGATTAACTACAGAATGAAAGTCAATCCACGCACAAACGAGTTAGAGGACTACGCAAAGGCTGAAACATCAACTACGATATTGCAGTATTTGCAGACTTCAAGCGATTTCGATACCAAAAAGAACACTGCAATACAGTGGAATGAATTGTGTGGTAATTGTTTTTGGCTATCGTGGTGGGACAAAGACAAAGGCGAGAAATACGCCACCGAAAAAGTCGTTACTGTTGATGATGAGGGAAATGAGCAAAAATTTGAACAAGCGTTTTACCAAGGTGATTTGGAATACGGATTGATAACGCCGTACGAAGTGTTCCCTGAAAGCATTTTCAAAGAAGGCGTAGAGGCGCAACGTTCAATTATTTTGGAGCAGGTCAAGACCAAAGAGGAAATATACGACCTATACGGTATCAAGGTTGAGGGTACAACGGTTGAAACGTTTGAGCTAACACCTGTTGTTGCCGGAGGCGGTTTCGGTTACGAGAATACCGTCACAACATTAGGTACACGTTCGGTAGATAACGCCGCAAAAGTGATTACATACTTTGAACGTCCGACAAAACATAGACCGGACGGAAAAATGATAATCATTGTCGGTGACGAACATTTGGTTTACTACGGTCCGCTACCGTATTCACGCATACCGCTAACGCAAATGATGTGTCGTGAAACGGCAGGACAATTTTTCGGTAGGTCAGTAATCGAAGATTTGATACCACGTCAGCGTGCGTATAACGGTTGTCTAAACCGTATACACGAATACATCAAACGCATTGCAATACAGGGTTTCTATGCCGAAGAGGGCAGTATCGACATTGAAGAATTTGAACAGAACGGTGCGGCACCCGGTGCAATGTTGGTATACAGACAGGGAACAAATGCACCTACACCTATTCCGAATGGCAATTTACCGTCAGAAATAATGACGGAACGCTACAATCTGAAAAATGATATGGAATATGTAGCAGGTGTATCACAGCTGATGATGAACGGTGCAACGCCTGCAGGCGTAACGTCAGGTACAGCTATACAGAACCTTGTTGACATAGACAATACACGTCTATCACTAACCGGCGACCATATCCGAAACAGTATCAAAAATTTGGCGGTAATGTGGCTTGAAATCTACAAAAAATACGCAAATACACGACGTGTGCTGAATTGCACAGGTAAAAATCGTATCGGTAATGCGATTATTTGGAATAGCGACGATATTAACAGCTATGACGTGGAATACGTCACTGAAAACGAACTACTGATGTCGGAAGAAGTGCAAAAGGAACGTTTCTTCGACGCGTACAAAATGGGGCTGTTTACCGACGCAAACGGTCAGATACCTGAACGTGTAAAACAGAGGGCACTGGAGTTTATGAAAGTAGGCAATTACACCGAAATAATGAACATCAATGCACTGCAAATACAGGCGGCACAACGTGAAAACGTATTTTTTGAGCAGGGTGCAGTGCCGAGAGTATCAGAGTTTGACGACCACGATATACACATAGACGAACACCTGCGGTATATCTTGCAGTTGGATTTTCAGCTGTTAAAACTGAAAAAGCCGGAGTATGCAAAGGCGTTAGAGGACCACATCAGACTACATAAACAGGCACAGGCACAAGACCAACAACAGAATATGTTGGCAATGTTAGCACAACAAGGACAAAGATAGGAGGATATACATAATGGATAATTTCTACGACGCAAGACGAGCGACCGAAGATATGTTCGACGGTCAGACGGTGTTAGGGGAAGACAGTACCCCCCAAGACACCCCACAAAATACCCCCCAAGAACAACAGGAGGGACAAGTACAAGAGGAACAAGTACAAGAGAAACAACCGCAAGAACAGGTACAAGAACAACCGCCGCAAGAGAATAATGCGGTTGATGAGGCGGCAAATGTAGCACAGGCGGCGGCACAAGCGGCGGCTGAACGTGAACAGGAATACCAACGCATTATGGCAGAAAACGAACAGCTAAGACAGACAAATAACGAATTGCAACAGACTATAACACAGCAATCACAGCAACGTGAGCAAGCGATTATAGATGACGCAATGCAAATGCCTATGTTGGACGTTAATCGTTTAGCATTCGAGGACGATGCAACTGTTCAGCAAATGCAACAGGACTATGCAAATGCAATGCAAAAATACGTCACACAGCAAGTGCTAAAAGACGTTGAACCTGCCTTGCAATACGCAAAGGACGGTATGCGTGAGAAAGAAAAAAGGGAAATGCTTGAGGCGTTCAAAGGTGTAGATGAACTGAAAGGTATTAACGATATGTTGCCACAGCTGGACTACATCATTGAACATAACAAGTGGTTAGACAACGACGATATACCTATGGACGAAAAGTATTTGACGGCGTATATGATTGCAAACGGCGTAAATTCCGCGAATACACCGCCACCGTCAGACCCAACAGCAGAAGAATTAATGAAATACTACGACAGCAATCCTGAATTTCAACAAATGATTGAAAAAAAGAGATTGGACGACATTAAACAAAGTCAGCAAGTGCCTGCAATGTCAGCGTCAAACGGTGCTGTAAACGCGGCATTAACAATAAAAGAAAAACCAACAACTTGGGACGACGCCTCCAAAAGAACACGAAATATGTTCAGAGAGAGATAACGTACCCACAAATGACAAAAGAGGGAGATACTTAAATGGGAAGAGAACAAAACTTAAAAACTATTGAAGAGGCTCTAAAATCTAACTACTTACCGGTATGGAATAACCTACTCGGTATCGAGCCTACACCACTACTATCAAAAATCAAGAAAAAGCCATTGGTAGCAAATGAGATTGTTGCGTCAGCTCCAATCGGTCTATCAGGCGGTTTTGGCTACGGCGAAGAAGGACTTGCGACACCTGAAGCAGGTAACGTTATGTTCAAGCGTTTCAGAACATACGCAAAAGATATGTATACAAACGTTGAATTGTCAATCAAAGCTGTACAACTTACAGGCAAGGACGGCGCTATGGCAAACGCACTTGACACAGAAGTTAAGGCGGCGTACGAAACAGCAAAATGGAATGTCGGACGTTCACTATTCGGCAATGGTACAGGTGCATTAACAAAGGTTGTTAAACAGACAACTCCGACAACAAAAGTTGAAGTAACTGACATTAAGTACGTCAAGGAAGGCTTGATTGTAGACTTTTATCCGACCTCGGCTACAACGCCGAACGACGTGGTTGCTAAACAGCTACGAATTATGGCAATTAACCGTACAAAGAACAGCAACGGTAACTATGAGATTATCCTTGACAAATCACCTACAACAGCACTTGTTGACGGCTTTATGACGGTGCAGAACTCATTTAACCGTGAAATCACAGGTCTTGGTGCTATCTTCGACGATGAAGTCCCTACAATTTACGGCGTAAGCAAGGCAGACAATCCGATTATCAAGCCTATTGTTATTGACGCAAATGATAATGTTGAGGACAGCATTATTACAAAGGCTCTAAGACGTGCCGAAAAGGACAAGAACTCAAAGGTTGATATGCTGTTGTGTGGTGACGAAGCGTACGACCACTACACAGAATACCTAAGAGTAAACAATATCAGAGTTGAACAGAACACCTTACAGGGTGGTTTCAAATCAATTCAGTTTGCTTTCGGCAACAGACAGGTTGATGTTGTCAACGAAATGTTCGTGCCGGATGATGAAATTTGGGGTGTTGATACATCAGCACTTGAACTACATACACAGGAATGGAAATTCGCTGACCTACAAGGCGGTGGCATTTTCAACCTAAAGGAAAATTCATCAGTTTACAGAGCGTTGCTTGCAAACTATGGTGATCTTATCTGCTCAAATCCTGGTGGTCTAATCAGAATTTACAACTGTATTTAATCTTTACGGCAAGGTAATTATATGTTGCCTTGCCGTATTTTTGCCGTTATTTTAGGCACTTGCTGAAATATTTTTTTCTGAAATGCGGTGATAGATTGGAACAAGCAGAAGTAACACTTAAAGAAATATATGAAAAAGTAAGTCTTAAAGTACCTCTTGAACAGCGACGGTTCTTTAATTTCTTTAACGACACCGTTGCAGAACTTGAAGCATTATATCCCGACTTACTGTTCAAAGAGGGTGTGCATTTTACACCGGTACACGATTTATCGGACGAAAACGTTGTATTACCGCTTTATACTCCGGCAATCGTGGACAATATCTTATACCTTTGTGGTTACGACCAACAAGGTATATTCAAACAGGAATTTACACGAAAATCAAGAAATGCCTATGTGCATTATTGGAAAAATCACGCACATAACAGACGTGTACGACGAATGAGGTGGTAGAGAAGTGTTTGACAGTGGAATATCTGCAAAAGCGTTAATAGCAGAATTACAGAGTGAAGTGGACGTCGCACTTCCTATCACAAATTCGACGTATGCAACGTGGCTGAACAGTCTGCAATGGCTGTTATACAGTGCGATTATAAAAGAACAGAACGACTTGATAATTACCGAACCGCAAGAGGATGTTATACAGCTTGCAAACCTTGATGTTTCGGATAATGAAGCACCGATACGGTTTGAAGATATATATGCGGTGTATGCAGATACAACACAATTAATAAAGACGAGTATAACAAGCGGTTTCGTATTTCCCGATTGTTTTTATAAAAAAGGTGATAATTTAGCTGTTAAAATGCAAAAAACACCTAATTTTATTAAATTAATCTATCATATCAAGCCCAAATTGATAAAAGTAAATGAAAATGACGAAATACAAGACGGTAACGTGATGATACCGATAGAATTTATCGAATTGGTAAAGTCAAAGCTAAGAGGCGAAGCATATTCACTTGAAAATGAGTACGGTCCTGCGTCAAATTGGCTCAACAATTACAATATTTTACTTGAAAATTTCAAACAATGGCTATCTGATAAAGCCCAACAATTCGGACAGTAAAGGAGAGGTTATATGGCAAAGAAACAAAACGAATTACAATTCGGACAAGTACCATTACCACAGGCACTAAAGCAATATAGCCTTTCCAAACTGAATTGGAGTGGTTTAAACAGACGGCAAGTTATAGATACAGGTGCTTTGTCTATGGAATGCAACATTTCTACAGTCGAGGCACCTTATTTAACACCGTCGCAAAGCAGAGTAGACATATTGTCCGATATGGGACTTGAATACAAACACCCTATATCGCTATTCAGTTTTGATGATTTCCTTGTTGTTATCTATCGTGACGATACAGAATTAAAACTTGATTATCTCGTTTTGAGCGACAAGAAAAACAGTAAAGGACAAATCACAAAAGTATATACAGGTCTAATAAAAAAGGGTGTGACAGAAGAAACTGACGCGATACAGCGTAGTATGGTGCAATTCAATGTATATGAAAATGCCGTTGATGTACTTGGCGGCACATATGTAAAGAAATTGATACTGTTTCCTGACAAAGTATCTATGTTTATGAAGATTGTAGATACAGACAAAGACCCTACTACATTTGACAAACAGGCAGTTAAGGACGGCAATGCCGATATTGATGTTATGTATTGTCAAAAAGAAAGTAGCGGCAAAAAAACTTACTATGTTTGGAATGGGGCGATAGGCAGATTTACTTTGACAGGTGGCGTGAACTACTTTAAAACAAGCAATTTGGATGTTGAAATAAAAAAATACTACAATGACGGATATACTCAGACGAAAGACGAGTATTACAATGACGGTTACAGAAAGTCAAGTAAACAAACGTATAATGACGGTTACAAAAAGACGGAATATAAGGTGTTCCGTGACGGTTATGTGCCGATAGAAGATACGAATGAAACAACATATGACGGTGGTGATGTGTATTACTACGAAAGGCAAGGCGAATACTCACCGTATACATACACCGTTGCCACTTGGTTACAGCAAGGTGATAAGTTAAAAGGAAAAGGTTTATATCAAAGAGAGCCTGCACCATTGGGAACAAATACAAATGTAACATTTTACGAGCGAACAGGCACTTCGTTCCCTTATACATATGTGAAAGTTCGCAATCTGAAAACAGGCGATAATATATCAAGTTACTATGAAAAGGTTTCTGATAGCACAGGTACGGTTCAAACCAAACTATATGTAAGAAAAGCTGATGATAACGGTACGATAATACCGTATGAGTATGAGGAAGTAACTGATATTGCATACGGTACGAATATAACCGATTATTACGAAAAGATAAGCGACAAAGAAGTTACGGCAAAAGCATATTACAAAAGAACCGAAAACACCGATAAGGATAGCGACGATAAATACAAATACGAATTGATTAAAAACCTTGAAAACGGCAAGAAAGTATCAAAGTATTATGAATTTACCGAAAACTATGCACCGCCTGAGGGGAGCAATAAGAGTTGCTATTGGCTTAACACTTACGATAATCAAACCTATCAATTTTGTAGCGATATAGGTGGCGGAAAAAGTGGTTTCGGAATAACTGTTTCGCCGTCGTTCCCTAATCTAAAGTATGCGGTAGTACATTTATCACGACTTTTTGGAGTTGATGAGGATAGAGTACACGTTTCAGGCTACAACGACTACACGAATTGGAACTTAGACACCGTAGCCGAAAGTAATGATAGTAATGCGTGGAGCAGTGCCTCACAAACCAACACAAAAGCAGGCGGTAACTTTACAGGTATAACAGTGTATGACAACCACGTTGTTTGCTTTAAACGTGACTTTATGCACGAAATATACAACAGTAAAAATCCGTTCAGATTGGTTGACGTGTATGCGGAGGGGTCTATTGACAACAGGAGCATACAAGAGGTAAACGGCAAACTGATATTTGCGTCAGATGATGAAATCAAGGTGTATACAGGCTCACAGCCGCGTGAGATTGGCTACAATCTTGGCATTGATGAGTTCAAAAGTGCTGTATCGGGTAGTGACGGAAGAAACTATTACTTGTATTGTACAGACAGACAAGGCGAAATGTATCTGTTTGTGTATGACACAATGGTCGGTCAATGGTCGCAACAAGCAATCGAAAGTGAAGTATTAGGCTTTGCACATAACAAAAACGGTATGTATATGTTATGCAAAGACGGTGTTGTATACAAAATGGATACGAACAAATATACGGATGATTGGAGCTGTGAAACAGATTTATCAACCATACTGACATCATCATCATCAAGCACATATCAGACAGTAAATATCAAACATATAGCAAAATTTCAAATGCTTGCGTATATTGAGGGGCGTTTCAAGGTGTATGCACTGTACGACAATGAAAAATTTAACCCTGAAACATCGCAGTTGCTATATGACAGTAACGGTCGGAAAGGTATGCAGGCAATACGCTTAAAACCACGAATGACCGCTAATTATGGCTACAAGTTACATTTTGAGGGACACGGTTATGTGCGTTTCTATGAAATGGAACTCGGTATTACTCCAGGAGGTGAGTTATTTGTATCATCAAGATGATATTAACAATATGAATTACAAACAGCTTAGAGAAATGGTATCGGAATTAAACGACAATTACATTAAGCTGAAAAGGACATTAGAGGACGCTTTAGACAACATAGACGAAAGCAACCTCGCAACCACTTTGCGAAAGAAATTAAACGGCTATGATACTCAATTCAGTGTAACGGCTGAAAAGATAGAAAGTAAAGTATCGTATGAGGACTTAGAAAACAATCTAAGTCAATATTCAACTGTATCACAAACGGCACAAGCTATTGAAATGTCAGTAGTATCAAGTCAAGAATACACGGATAATTCAGTAGAAACATTATCTTCAACGTTCACTATGACTGCCGACGGAATATCTACAAGGGTTTCAAAGCTAAAGAAAGGTGTGGAAACACAATTCAATCAAACAGCAGAAAAGATTGAATCACTTGCATTCGAAAAAATGAATACATCAGAGGCTGTTACAGTAAAAGAAAAACCGTCCGCAAGCGATAAAACGTTGGATAAAGAAAAACTCTGCAAGTATAACAACAAATATTATTATTTCAATGATATTTTACAAGATTGGTTAGAGTATGACGAAAAAAACGGCATTAATTCTGCATTCACTCAAATATCAGGCGGATTTATATTGAACGGTTGCGTAAAGGTGAGCGGTGACCTTATAACAGAGGGAACGATAACAGGTACAGATATAGTTGGAGCGAAATTTTATAATGAGGATAAAAGGGCGTATGTGACTATTGGTAATTCAAGTGGTAATTATGGTGATTTGACATTGAAGCGAGTATCGAATGGCAAAGGACAAGAAGTTTTTCAGATTTACGATACGGGTGTTGGTATTGCTATAAAAGCTGTAGGAACGTCTTTTATAGGTTCGACTGGAAGTAAGACATACCCCAAAGGCACTTGGGATTTTTCGAAATGTACGGTAATAGGTTTACCGTCAAGTACAAGTTAAGGAGGAAAATATATGTTATTTAGAATAGGTGATAACGTTGCGATGACGTGTAAAAACCCAAACGAAACACTGTTGTTTATAAACAGAGTACCAACAGCTTGGTTATTCTCGATAGATATAGAGATATGTCAAAAGGTAAAGAGAATGATTGTTGAAGAACAAAATCTTAAAGATATAAAAATTGAATATGAAAGTGAAGATTGTACAACCGGCAGAGTTGTTGACTTGCCTATGGACAGTCTACACAGCTTTACTATCGACTATGCAAGCGGTATGGCGCACGTTGAGTTTAAAAGGGGGATAAATAATAATGTATAACAAACCAACAAACGCAGAAGAAATGGAAGAATTCGAACGAATGACAACCGGCTTCGATTATGTATATGAAGAAACAGTCGGTGCAGGAGAAATAATATATCTTAAAATGCCTGTTGTATCGGCAAATAAGAGAGGTGTGAACGATATAGGGTGGCAATGTGACGGTGACGACGTTGCTTTATATGCAACTATGTCAAGAAAACCGCATAAGACCGAACTATGGTCGGAAGTCAAAGAAAACTATGTTGTAAATAAGACTGTATCGGCGTTGAAGTTTGAAAACAAGGACACAAAGCCTTGTAATCTATGTGTAAGGGTGCGTTTAAATTAATGGGGGTGGTTAAATGAAGGGTAATGTATGTTATCAAAAGACAGACTTCGGCTCTGAAACACCTGACTTGCTTAATAAATACGTTCTGAAAATAACTCAAATAGCAGGAATATCACTCAAAAAAGATATTTCAAAAGAGAGTTTAAGGCTTGCTTTAAGCGTTCCTACACTTGTATCGCAACTTGTTAATGATAAAGAGTACATAACCAAATCTGAAATTGAGATTATACAAAAATCTCTTGAAGATATGGATAGTGTGTTAAACGGCAAGATTAACGATACAAATGCAAAACTTGATGACGAAATAAACACAAGGGAAATGCTTGAAAATGTGGTGAATTCACTGCAAATACTGGCTCACAAGCACAGTAACAAGAATGTACTTGATACTATCACAGAAGATAGAGTAGCAATATGGGACAAGGTGAAAGACCTTGATAAATACTTTGACTATATTGATTTTAAGGCTTTTGTCGAAGAAATAGTATATGCGTATACAAACGAACTTCAAAATCTGTACACAGCAATCGGTATTACATCATATGACGGTGGTGTATTCGGTATGGAACAGTTAGGAACAGAGCTTGACGGTGGTAACTTTGACAGTGAACCCGAAAACAGTTTTGATTGCGGTGATTTTAACCCGCTTGAACTGTCTGCACAAGTAACATCGGTCATTGATTGTGGAACGTATTAAGGAAAGGAGGATTGATAGAATGGCAACAAGATTTATAGCAAAGCACGGTTTGAAAAGTAACATAAACAAACTAAAATTATCTGAGGGCGAAATAGCTATCGCATACAGCGATGATAAAACAAGAGCCGAAATATACAGCGGCTCAAAAGACGGAACACCAATACTCTTGATACAAGAAATTAATGTATCAGAGTTGCTTGCGAACGCGAACAAGTACACAAACACAAAAATAAGCGAACTTGTAGACGGTGCACCCGAGGCTATGGACACCTTGAAAGAACTTGCTGACGCAATTTCTCAAAATAGTGATATTATGAGTGCATTGCAATCTGCTATTGGCAACAAAGCGAATGAGGCAGAGTTAAACGGTCATATTTCGGATACAAGCAATCCACATAATGTTACGAAAGAACAATTAGGTTTAGAAAATGTAGATAACACATCAGATATAGATAAGCCAATTTCAACCGCAATACAAGAAGCATTGGACGGCAAAGCACCAATAAAACATACAAGCACTACAAACACTTATGGTGCTGGTAATGGACTGATATATGGTCATTTAAAACTATCAGATAGCGTGTCGTCTACAAGTCATGTAAATAACGGTATCGCCGCTACACCTAGCGCAGTAAAAACCGCATATGATAAGGCGGTAAGTGCATACAATTTGGCTGATACCAAATTAGGCAAAGACTTTGTATCGGGTGGCTATATGGGTATTGATGAAGTCACAGAAACGCTGAACGATATGTGGAATGACAGGGTAGCACCGCCGACAACGATTACAATATCAAGTAGTACATCAAAACATATGCTAACAGCCGATTATTACTGTAGTGGCACAAACGACCAAACAGTGATTAATAATGCTATATCAGCATTGCCGTCAACTGGCGGCAAAATCGTATTATTAGAGGGTACCTACAATATCGGTGGGACAATAACGATAAATAAATCAAATGTAACAATACAGGGATTAGGTCACAACGTAATACTGAAAACGGCAACATCAACAACGGCGTTAAAGATGTTTGGCATTAGCAATGCTACAGGACTGATTATTTCAGATATAGTCATAGACTACGCAAATAATACGTCGGCTGACTGTATAGCAATTCAGTTGTATTCATCAGATAATGTTATTATAGAACACATCAATATACTAAATAACAAAGGAAACGGCATAGAGTGGTTTAACTGCAATTATACACGTTTTAGCGACATATCATTTATAAATGTTAGACAGTGTATATGGGACAGGGGACGCAACCATTCATCGATAATTGACAAATGGATTGTTGATACAGTCACAAACGGTATCACATTAGATTCATCGTCTACGTTAAATAAAATCGTCGATTGCATCGTTCGTTCGGCAACAGATAACGGAATAAAATCAGATGCCGCATACACAATGATTAATGACAATATTGTATATGGTTGTTCAAATGGTATAACTGTCAACGGTAATTGTTCAACAGTTGCAGATAATAATGTCCGTGATAGTGATATAGGAATATCAGTTAACGGTAAATACGTTAATGTATCGGGTAATACTGCAATTCGTGCTGACGATAGCGGTAACGTATCGTCATATAGCAGTAGCCAATACACAATATCAATGGGTTCATCATCTGCAAATTGTTTGGTAATAGGTAATATTATCAGTGGCAAAAACTACACCAATAATGGCGCGTCGACCAACACATTTGCAAACAATAAATATTAATGGGGGTGCTGATGATGAAATATAGATTTTATGGCGATTTGTTGCAGTTGGTTAAATATGAACTGACTGTAACAAATAAAATTGACTATCCGGACGAAACTACGGCAGAAACAACTGAAACGTTGACGGCGTGTACGGATAGTGAACGTGACGAACTGTTACAACGTTATCCGACTGCAACGGTGACGACGGTTGATAATACAGGTTACGAATGGTTAGACGGAATGCAATTTACACAGGAACAGTTGCAAAACGGCGAACTGGAACAGGCAATCGAAATGGGCGAAACCGCCTACAATGAAATGAAAAACGCACCGTCGCAAGATGAAATTAATGCAATGCTGATGTTACAGATTGCGGAACTGAAAGCAGGTGTTGGCGGTGAATAAAACATTGATAAAAAAATACTATCAAATGGGTATTTACAAAGAGAAACAACTTGATATATTCGTCAAGTCGGGAGATATAACAGAGCAAGACAAAAAAGAAATTATGGAGGGTTAAAAAATGGCTAATAAAATTCAATTTAGACGTGGACTGAGAAAGTTACTACCAACATTGTCGTTCGCTGAGCCGGCATACACAAGTGATACAAACGAGTTTTTTATCGGCACAGGCAAAGGCAATGTAAATATGAACGGTAGCTTGTGGTATACAGGCACAGCTTTAAGCGGTACGTCTGAAAACATCAACTATACATATGCGGATTGTCCTCTTGTTAAAGTGGGTGATGTGTACCTTAATACCGATTATGGCTATATCTATCAGTCTACTACAGCAGGTAGCGGTGAAGACGTAAAGTGGCAATACAAAGGTACGATAAGAGGACCACAAGGCATACAAGGTGTTAAGGGCGACACAGGAGAACAAGGTCCGCAAGGATTGAAAGGTGATACAGGTGCAAAGGGCGACAAGGGCGAAAAAGGTGAAACAGGAACACTTGGAAGTAATTCAGTGAAAACCGTGCATATTGCAGATGAGGCTATTACAAGAAGCAAACTTGCAGGAGATGTTTATGATTGGATAAATAGCGGTGAATATTCCGAATCTGAATGGAATTTTGACCAAACCATAAAAAATCTAATAAAAATAGGAGCAATAAACATACCGATTTTGGAATGTTATCCTGCAGAAAATATAGGGGCGAAGATAAACACAGTAGCTAAAGTAGGTGACTTGTTTATCATAAAAAATGTGGTTGCAGACCCGGATACAGAAGCAATAGAACAAATTCGCTATAATGATGATTTAGGTTCTGTTTTTGTTTTCAACGGAAGTATACAAAAAGGATATTGTGGAGTTTGTAGAGTTACTAAAGCCTTAAAAATAATAGATGTGGGAGAATATGAAAGCGGAGAGGTTAAACTGCTATTCACATTCAAACAAGGTGGAGAAGAAGTAGTAATACGCGAGGAGGATAAATAAATGAACATTTGGGAAACAATCAATATATTTTGGGTTACATTGGCGTGTAATCTATTCGTTAAAACCGTATTTATTGCGGTTATGTTAGATACAGTTTTGGGGCTACTAAGGGCAATCAAAGAAAAAAAGTTCAACAGTTGCTTTGGCATAGACGGAGCAATAAGAAAAATCGCAATGATTATATCGGTCGTATTTTTGGCGGTATTGGACAAGCTGATAGGCTTTAATATGCTACCGTTTGTGCCGGAAGAAGTGCTTAAATATATAGGCATTACGCAAGTGGGCATATGTGAGTTTTTCTGCTTGCTGTACATAATGTACGAAAGTATTTCAATACTGAAAAATATGTGCTTATGCGGTCTGCCGATACCGAGCAAATTGCGAAATGGTATCGAAAAGTGGCTTGATACAATGACATCAGAACTTGAGGGGAAAAAAGAGGAATAAATATGGATTTGAAAGAGGCTGTTCAAATAGAAACTTGCAAAGATTATGAAAAAGATTTGCAAGATGAATATTATCAACTGTCAATGCGATACAAAAGGCTTAAAGCAACGGTTGACAGTTGGGATAAACAAGACTTGATAACTTCCCCTGAAAGTACACGAAGTATATATGACATACAATTAGAGGCAATGAAAGTTTATCTTGCAATGTTGTATGCAAGAGGGGTAATGGAAGGAATTGAATTGAAAGAGGTGTAATGAAATATGACAGATAAAATTTTTATAAACGCAGTAAAAACATTGATCGCAAACTATTTTAACAATAATGTTGATGTGACAGACGGCAAGAAAATCACCACAGATGATGTGTATATCGTGTGGAGCTGTAAGACATTGCAGAATTTCAAGGCGTTGGCGTCAACAACCGTATCGGACGGAATGTATTACGAAATTACATACAACGGTGATAAAAATGAGATGTATTTTGACGCATACAAGAAGTGGAAGAATATGACCGTAAAGGAGTGGTAATTTATGAGAATAGGAATAAATTGCGGACACACTGTAAGCGGTACTGTCGGTTGTGGTGCAGTCGGCTACATAGATGAGAGCGTAGAGGCACGGAAAGTCGGCTATGCACTTGAAGATTTACTAAAAAAGGCAGGGCATACAGTGCACGACTGCACAAATGATTATGCGCCGACAGTAAGTTCAAATCTAAGACAGATAGTTGATATGGCAAATTCACAGTCACTTGACTTGTTTGTATCAATTCACTTTAACAGTGGCGGTGGGCAAGGTACAGAGGTGTGGACTTACGGCGGCAAAAAGTTTGATGAGGCAACAAATACTTGCAAGGCGATAAGTGAATTGGGTTTTAAAAACAGAGGTATTAAAGACGGCTCTAAGCTGTATGTGGTACATCACAGTGACGCGAAAGCTATGCTTGTTGAAGTGTGTTTTGTAGATACAGAGGACGCAAATAAATACAAGAAAATCGGTGCGACAGAGTTTGCAAAAGCGATTTTTAAAGGAATTACAGGACAAGTGACAAATGATAAAACAAACAAGGAGGAATTAAATATGACACAATATGAGGAACTACTTAGCAAAATTAATGAGTTGGACAAGAAAAAGGCAGATAAATCAGAAATGATTTACGATTGCATTGACAGTAATATGCCTGAATGGGCGCATAAGCCTGTTCAGTGGTGTTTGGATAACGGTATTGTATCAGGCGCAGACGACGCGCACCTTAACCTAAACAATACAAAATTGTGGGTATGTGTTGTTGTATATCGTGCAGTTAAATTTGTTGCAGGACTTATAAAAATCAAGATTTGATAAGGAGTAAATGACTATGGGTTTGACAGATACAATAAGAAATAAGGTAAACAGCCTTTTTAATTTCGATTCACAACAACAGAGTAATCAATTAAAAAACAAAATTGATACATTGTACGGAAAGCAAAACACGACAACGGCACCGAACATAAATTCCTTTAATCCGTTCATCAGCAAAAGAGACGGACAGGTTATAAATAAAATGGCTGATTATAAGCCGATTGTAAACAGTAGTGCGACAAGCGATAAGGTTAGAGAATGGATAACACAAGCAACAGGTATTCAACCAACAAACACAATGTCAAATTCATCAAATTCTACTCAAAATGAAAATAGTACCGCTCTTAGCAGTGGTACTATTAATTCAAACGGTGATGATAATGTTGGTTTTAACGGAAATCTTGACAGCTCGTCGCTTGGAAGTCTTGACGTAGCAACGCAACTTCCGAAACTGTCAACAGCACAAATAGCCGAAATCATTAAAAAGCACTTTAACCGCAGTTCAGTCATATCAACAAGTGACGCAGAGGGTATATACAATGCTCAAAAAACAACAGGTATGAGCGCTTTGGCAATACTCGGTATCGGAGCTTTGGAAAGTGGTTGGGGTACTTCAAACATAGCCAAGAAAACCAATAATATTTGGGGTTACGGTGCTACAAATGTTAATCCTGAGGGCAACGCTCATAGATACGGTCAGATGTCACAAGGTGCTACTCAATTTGCGACCGAATTTATGAAAACATACTACAATGGGTATGGTGCAAAGTCAATTAATTCAGCAGGTACAGGTAACAATCCGAAAGGAATGGGGTATGCATACACAGACGGCGGAGCAATAGATAGCAGTTGGGCGACACAGGTAAGTTCTATTATGGGACAACTATACAACACAGCTAAGGGTGTAAGCGGTTCAAATACAAGTAATTCATCAAGTAATTCATCAAGAAGTTATCTAAACAGATTGAGTTATGCGAACAATTCAAACACTTCGTCAGGCGGTTCTTCCAAAGGACGACAGATTGTTGCGGCGGCAAAGCAGTATTTGGGAACACCGTATGTATACGGCGGTACTTCGTCAAGCGGTGTTGATTGTAGCGGTCTTGTACAACTCGCGGCGAAAGCAAGTGGTATTGATATACCACGAACAACATACGACCAAATAAATGTAGGGCAATCCGTAAGCAAGAATAACTTGCAAGAAGGCGACCTTGTATTTTTCAGAGGCTCGGGCGGTAGTGCGTCAGCTCCGGGACACGTCGGAATTTATATAGGTAACGGACAGTACATACAAGCACCAAAGACAGGCGATGTCGTTAAAATCAGCAATTTATCAGGACGTAGCGACTATGTCGGTGCAAGAAGAATAGCATAAGGAGGTAAAACGAATGGCATATAATACGCAAGACGCCGTAAATACAATATTACGGCTAAAAGGTAATTGGCTTAATGCAAATGCAGAGGGTGATACAAAGAAAACGGCACAAATAGCAAACGAGGCACAAAACTATTACGGACAAATGCGTGAAAATGGTGACACAAAGCTTGCCGACACGCTTTATAACAGTGGATATGACGCGTCAAAGAAGTATGTTAATGACTACTTTGCACAGAGCGGTAAAAGTGCGATTAGACCGTATTTTTACGGCTTAGGCTCAAAGTACGGTTTAAGTCAAAGCGATATAGACAATGCACTTCAATATAACGATACGACAGGCGAGGTTAGCTTAGGTGGTAAAAACATAGGCAAGCCGTCGGCAGTAGGTTCAAATGGGGTATCTTATTGGGATAACAGTACGCTTGATAATGCTTTTAAAAACTATGTTCAAGACACAGGCAAAAGTCAAACCACATCAAGCCTTGTAGGTCAACAGCAAAGTAATCTATTTGACCATTATAACGACTTGATGAAAACAAATACACAAGATTATAACGACTATATGAACTTGGTTAAAGCTAATCCTTTTTCTACCGACGAGGCAAAAGCAATACTTGGTAAATATAATCTGTCAGCTATACAAGGAAGAAATAATCAGCTTGCTTTAGGTACAGCTTCAAACGGCGGTAATGTCGACAGTTACAGCGCCGCAAACGCAATGCGACAGCAAGCGGCGCTATACTCACAGGCACAACAGAATGTATTAGACGCGTATAATGCAAAGGTGCAAAACGCTTATAATTCAACGCAAAAAATTGATCAGGCACGAAAAATCCTATCCGATATGGGTGTTCAAATCGACAATGCGTTCAACAGAGACGAAACAGCAAAGAATAACGAAGTACAAAGAAATGAAACTGTACTTAACGGTAAAGTATCACGTGACGCAACAACAGCACAAGTTACAGGTCAAATCCCTAAGGGTATGCTATATTCTTCAAATCCATTCTTTGATGATAACGGCAATCCGATAGAAGATATTGACTATAAAAAGGTAATCGAACAAGCTATCGCAAGAGGCGATACACAGACAGCACAGGCGGCGAGAGTTGCAAGGGGCGTAAAAATTTGGAACAACTACAGTAAATACGGTCAATATGATGACGGTGATTACGGTGTTCCGAATACGCAAACAGAGGACGCAAGACAGTTTGACGCAGAACTTAAAAACAGCAAGGATATTGCACAAATGGGTTACGACCACGAAGAAAGAATGCCAGGCATTGAGGCTGACAATACAATCCGTATTAACAATAATCAAGCCGATAATACAATTCGTGTTAATGACGCAAGTGCCAAGAATGAAATGGCTGTTGCAAACAATGCATCGAAGAATACGATAGCTGAAAAAACGTCAGAAATAAATAACACTGTAAATGCATACAAACAGACGGATGGTGCGTTAGGTGGAAATACAGCCTCTTCGTCTAATTCTTCTAAATCGTCAAAAAACGGTAGTCAAGTGGATGGAATAACAAAAGAATTCTTTAACAGTTGGATACAGAGAAACAACAACGCAGCACAAGAAATGGGAAAAAAAGATATGTTTATAGTCAATGCTGATGGTACATACAAAATCAATCCTGCAATTCCGGACAATTATAAGAAAGTTTTGACGATGAATACAGCTAATACGGACGGTCTTACAGATGAACAACGTATAGATTTACTCCATTCAGTGGGTCTAACCGATGATGATATTTATAATGCAGGTTCTTTAATAAAATAATTACAACCAAAGAGGAGCTTAAAATATGAGTAATATGCAAGAGAAATTAAAATCATTACAAAATATTATGTCACAAAGAGGATATAATAAATCTGCATCAACAGCAAGAGAAAATACCGATTTAAAAAGTAATTTGAAATCATTGCAGGATATTTTAGTTAAAAGAGGGTACACACCAAAAAGTGTACCCTCTGAACAAAAAAGCAAAACACGGCACAAAGAAAAGGGCAATAATCTTTTTGAAGAAACAAGTAAATCTACTTTTGAAACAATGCCGAAATACCAAGAGGCAAAACAAAAACACCAAAAAGAAAAAGAAGATAAACTTAATGCTATGTATGATAAATATGGCATTGATCCAAATAATTTTTCTTATGATGATTTTTCAAAATGGGCAGAAGAACATAATTTTAACCGTATTCCACATAACGACCCTTTAGAAGTAGGATATGATTGGCTTCCTAATGAAAAAGGCGTTAGCAAAGAAGTAAAAAAAGATAAAGAAACATTAGAGCAACTTGCATTAAACAATCAAAGAAAAAACATAGCAAAAGAAGGTGGAAATGCGCCGGATACATTTATAACAAGCTTAATGGACGGTGCGACTTTGGGTGGAAGAAGCACGATTGATAATTTAAAGTCACAAAAAAAATATAAAGAAGCAGGGCTTAATGTCAACGATTACGTAAGTGAAAAACAAGCAAATGCAAAATCATCAGAAGAACACCCAATAGCAAGTACCGTCGGAGATTTAGCAGGTTCTACAGTTTCACTAATAGGATTAGGTGAAGCTGTTGGAGGTGCTTTGAAAGGTGTAAAGTGGTTGGCGAAAACACCTACTTGGGTTCAAGGCGCAATAAAAAACGGCATTGTTTTTGGACTACAACAAGGAACAGAAGCAACCACTGACGGAAAAAAAGCAAAAGATATAGCAAAAGAAACTGCTATAGGTGTTGTAGGAGGAGCCGTAGGCGGTGCGACAAGTTCCACTGTTGAAGATTTTGCTGAAAATATATTGTTTAAAACGAAATTGCAACATAAATTTATACCTGAAATGATAAGAAATGGGGTTGCAGGTGCGTCATTCGCTGGTGCAGACAGTGCGGCTACATATTTTTTGCACCCTAAAGAAGAAAGACCTACAGCTAAAGACGTTGCTAAGAATATGGCTGTGACCTTTGCTTTTGCAACAATTACATCAGCTATAAATATGGGTAAAATCAAGCAATCAAGTAAAGAGGCTTTAGACGTTGTAAACGATAAGATGATGAAAGATTACGAAGGTATGATGAATTCAGCAAGTACAAACGACGTAGAAAGTGTTAAACAATTTGCTAAAAATGTTATGGATTACTCCGATTCAATGATTAAGTATCTTGACGGAGAAGGCTTTAAACTAAAAAATAATGCTCCGTCAGATACTGTTACAGAATACTTAACCGGCAAAGGAAATGCACCAGTTAAAGATACTGTATTAGAAAAAGCTCGTTTTGTTGGTGAGGACACTCGTGTAAGAAGTATGCAAGAGGACTTAAGGACTATCAAAAGCAGAGCAAAAGAATTTTACGACAGAGCTGATTCAATTCCTTATGATGTAGAAAAAATATCAAAAGCATCAAATGTAGGGAATGTGGACAATATCACAAAAGAGCTTACAAACATAAATAATACAAATTCAACGCCACAAAACAAAAATTCGATACAAAATGTACCTAAAACATCAGAAGTAGAACCGATACAAACCGTTCAAGAACAAACACCTATAAGCGTCAAGACAAATGATGTTGAAGTACAAAAAACAGATAAGTTACCGAAAGAAGTTCAAGACAGCGTAAGCAAAGCTGATGTTGTCGCAGAAAACAATCCGCAAGGGTATAATAAGGATTTTGTCAGACGATACGCGAATAGTTTTGTTGAGGTTGCTCAAAAGAGTGACAATTATCCGAATCGTGATTTTCTTGACAACAATATTGCTGATGAATTAACTCAAAAGATACTTACAGGGGAAAGTAAACTTGACGGTAACAGTGCTTTTGATTATGCAGTAAAACAATTCAAATTTATACTAAACCAAGCTGACGAAAGCAAGCTTAATCAAGTACAACAGTTTAATGAAAATCAAAAACAACAGAATGGTGTATCAGCTTCCGAAATTAACACCGATAATTCAATTATTAATGATACAGCAGACAGCGTTAATAGCGCAGATACACCAACTACAACTGACACTGCATTTAACGACACACAAGAAAACGGTGTACAGCCGTCTGTAAATCGAGTTACAGATGAAGTACATAATGCAATGAATAAAGTCGGCTTAAATGTATCTGAAAGTGCAACAGGTATACAAGAGGCAAATACAAGATTTATGTCAAGCAATGATAATCTTTTCGACAAAAATTATGTAAGTAACTATGCGAATGACTTTGTGCAAGCTATGTCAGAGAAAAACGGACGTAGCTACACAGTTTTATCACAAGAAACAGATAATCTTGCTGATGAACTTGTAAATAAAACTCTTACCGGAAACAGTGTACTTGACGGAAACAGAGAATTTCAAACTGTAGTCAGAAATTTTAAAGATGTTTTAAGAGAGGGAATAAAGAAAAACACCAATCTACATAACAATGTATATGGCGCAAACGAAGTTTTAAATGCGCAAGTGCAAGACGTGGAAAACGGCGATTATTCTTCACTTAATATAAGTGAAAATGCAAATAACAATATAAAATTTGCTCCGGTAAGTGAAAATGGACAAAATGTAGGTTATGTTATAGAACAAAGCATTGACTATACGAACCAACTAAGTGAAACGTCGTTTGCAGTAAAACAGAAAAATGGAGAATACGAAACAAAACAAGGAGTTACATACGGTCGTTTTGGCACGCACCAAAGTTCAAACGGTAGTTATATTGTATCGTATTTGCCGACGGGCAACGCAACAGCAATATTCCCTAATCAAGACACTGCTATTGAATTTATGAAGCAAGTCGAAAATGAAACAAGTGGATATTCGATTTATTTGCATAACGACAATGATGGGATAACAAAGACAGGGGGCGAAATATCACAATTTATAAACGCATTAAATACAATAAAGAGTAATTTGCAAGTTAAAGAAAATTCTGCTAAAGAAATGGTCAGTGCCAATCCCCTTGCAGCGCCGGTGGAAAATGCAACTCAAAAAGACAATTCCACAATAGAAATACCTAAATCCGATATCAAAACAAATGAAACACTTCCTGTAGGTCAATTACTTGAAGATTACAATGATACTGTGGATAATATTCTTTCTGTATCTGATGAAACAGCAAAAGAACTCGCAGATAATAGAGTTGCGGTCGAGATATTAAAAAATACCCCTAACGTCATTCTTGACAATGTTAAAGGTGCAAGAGATCTGAAAGTGATAATCAATTATACCAAGTTATATCTTGCAGTTAGAAAAAACGGTGTTTTTGAGGGACATTATCACAATTTAGGTGCGGAAATCGCAAAAAAATTACCTGATTTTCTACAAAATCCCGACGCAATTATACAGCTTGCAAATGGTAAACTAAACTTGTTCACAACAGTCAAAACAAAAAAAGGAAATAATGGCATAATATCCGTTGAGCTTAACAGTACGAAAGATATTGGTGGCAAATACAAAGATTACAATGTTGTTGTAACAATGTTCAGTTCCAATGATAACTATACTAAAAACTTGATTTCCGGTGAAGGTGTAAACATAAAATACAAAAAAGAGGATTTATCACAAGTGAATCCCCAACTGTATAAGTGGTTGGCAATTATTAACGATAAATCCTCTACTAACAATATTGTATCACAAGATAGTGATGTTGTCAATAGTAGTATACGCCGAGATACAGAAAATGATACATTAAATTTGAAAGATAAATGTAACCTCACACAAACAAAGCATACCAAAACAGGCGAGGATTTATGGATTATAGGCTTAAAAGAGAGAATTTCAGCAGATGAATATAAAAAGCTAAATGCAAAAGTAAAAGCAGTAGGCGGCTATTATTCAAGATACGCAAAAACACCCGATGGTAAATCGATACCTGGTTTTATTTTTAAAAGTGAACCAACAGAAGAAGTTTTTGATGTGTTTAATGATTTCTTTGGAACCACAGGCACTTTAAAAGAAACGACAGAGGTAAAAGTCGAAAACGATAAAACATTTGATGAACAAAATGAGCATAAAAACGAAAACACTCAAGTGATTGATGAACAAAATGAGCATATAAAAAAGGTTTCGGAAAGCAATAATGTGAGCCACGTTGACGAAGTCGATAATCTTGAAAAATATACTGAAAATATGACGCCGTTAAAGAAAAGTAATGCCATAAAAGAACTTACAAAGCGTACAGTTACTGAAGAATACGGTTCGACAACTAATGCAGAACTTATAGAAAAAAGCGTTGCTGACGGCAGAGAACTTGAAAAGAGTAGAGAAGTTAAGAAAAAATATGCGAGCAACAATATAACTAAAACGTCTTATGTGCGTTTTCAAGACTTAGTTGAACAATCTTACAAACTCAACAAAGCTGAGTACAACAAAAAGGGAATTAACTCTTTTACTTTAGTAAAAGAAGCACGCGACTTAAAGCAAGACAAGCAAGGCGGAGAAAATATTAAAGCGATAGACAGCGAATTATACTATTATCTTACTGGCGATGAAACTGTATTACCTAACAAATGCTTTAATGATTATTATGCAATAAGAACAAGCAAAAACACCAGCCTTGACATAAGTAAAACTATGTACGACTACGGAATGTGGTTGAATGAAAATTCGGCAATGAACGCTCCGTTTGAAAGCGACATTGCAAATACTGAAAAAGAAGTGACAGATAAGCAAAACAGTATTGAAAAGAAATCAGGAAGTGATATAATTAAAGAAAAACCAGACTTAGAAATCGGCGATGTAATCGAGTATGACGGCAAGCAATGGAAAGTTACACAAACAGGCTTAAATATGAGTTTTGAAAATCTTGATAAGAGTGACAACAAACAGACATTCTCACATATCGGCGGTATAGAAAACTTTAAGCAAACACACGATTATAAGGTTATCAAAAACGTTGATATGTCAGACGATGCAAAGACTACAGGAACTTTGGGGAAAGTAAGCGAAAAAGACGCAACAAGCAATAAAAATAATATTGAAAAAGCAGTTAAAAATGATATAATTAAAGTAAGAGAGGGTGCAAACGAAAAATCGCAACAAGTTGCAAATTTTGTAGAAGAAAAATTGCAAAAAGACGAAAAATTCACAAGCGATACGTTATTCAAGAAAACAGGTGAAATATATGACGGCTCATTAGCCGATAATACATTCACAGTCAAAGACGCATATGACGCAATGGAGTTGGGTATAAATCAATATATTTTAAATATGAAAGAAGAACCTACACTTGATAAAATGTTTGAAATAATCGATAAAATACCAACTCAAACAAAACGTACAGAGGGAATGGACAATTATCAGCAATTCTCTACGCCTCCGACACTTGCATATTTAGCAAACTATGCAGCTAATATCAATTCAAATGATATAATGCTTGAACCGTCGGCAGGTATCGGAGGCATTGCTACATTTGCAAAAAAGAGCGGTGCAAAGGTAATTGTAAACGAACTTGACCCAAGAAGAATGGCAATACTTAAAAATATGCCGTTTGATGATTTCTACAGCGAGGACGCAGAACAGATAAACAATATATTAGGCGGAGATATTGAGCCTTCTGTTGTTGTTATGAACCCTCCGTTTTCGTCGTCAACCACAAGAAATATGAAAGGTGCTAAAATAGGTGCAAAGCACATAGAAGAAGCACTTAAAATGTTAAAGACTAATGGTAGACTTGTAGCTATAACAGGTAAAACAATGGCTGATGATGCACCTGCGTTTAGAGATTGGTGGAATGACATAAAAAAGAAATACAATGTTGTTGCAAACATAGGTATTTCGGGTAAGAACTTTAATAAGTACGGTACAAATTTTGGCATTCAGATGATGGTTATTGACAACAACGGTGCAACCAAGAATACTATAACCGATTATGTCGAAGATTTGCACGATTTACAAAGTATTTTAGGAGGTATAAGAAATGAGCGACCAATACTTGACTATTCAGCAAATGAACAAAGAACCACTACAACAACACGCAAAGAAATTGCTACAACAAGAACAAAAGGTAGTGTTGGAGACGGCACTGTATCTGACGCAAGTAGCGAAATTGATACTAAACAATCCTCAGATAAGGGAAGAGTACCAAAACACAGAAATGCAGAGACAGAAGTTTTACGAAATGACGGAAGTGGTGGAAATACTGTCAATCAAAGAGCCGATAAGCCAAATGAATTGGATGATGAACGACGACTTGACGGACGAAGAAAATCAAGAGGAAATGATGAACTGCAAGACGTTGGAAGAACTGATAAGTCTGATAGCGTGGAACATAGTGTTCAATCTGGATATGGCGGAAACGAAAAGAATGGCGGACTTAGACAGAACGGTGTCGGGGTACAACGATTAAAGAAAAAAGAACTGACTGATAATGTTTTTGAAGAATACAAAGTAGCACCTTTAAAAGTGAAAAACGCAAAGCCACACCCTGCAAAATTAAGCGAAAGTGCGGCGATGAGTGCAGTAAAAGCACCTGACATAACATATAAACCACATATAGACCAAAAACTTATTGATGAAGGTACTTTGTCGAGTGCACAACTTGAAGTTGTTTCAAGAGCAGGACAATGTCACTCTCAAACATTGCCGAACGGCGAAACAAGAGGATTTTTCTGCGGCGACGGTACGGGTGTTGGAAAAGGACGTACAGTAGCAGGCATTATTCTTGATAACTTCAATCAAGGCAGAAAAAAGGCTGTTTGGATTTCAAAAGGACACGACTTGTTAAAAGATACTCTTGATTATACCAAAGATGTATTTGGCAGAAATGATATGGTAGTTGAATTCAACGGCGGTAAAAAAGCCGACAGCAGTTTAAAGTCAGATGATACCATATTGTATCTTACATACAATAAACTGTCGCAAGGGTGGAATAAAGAAAACTCAAACTTTGAAAAAATCGTTAGTTGGTTAGGACAAGACTTTGACGGTGTGATTGCTTTTGATGAGGCACATATGATGTCTAATGCCGGCGGAAAGGTCACAAACAGAGGTAAAGCTAAACCAAGTGAGACAGCTTTAGCCGGTATAGAACTTCAAAAATTGTTGCCAAAAGCCAAGGTTATCTATATGTCAGCCACAGGAGCAACAGAAGTTGAGAATTTGCAATATGCTACAAGATTGGGACTTTGGGGCGAAGGTACCGCTTTCCCAAATGAAAAAGAGTTTATATCTCAAATAAAAGGCGGCGGTATTTCTGCAATGGAAATGCTTGCACAGGATTTAAAAATGGAAGGCGTTTATCTGTCACGAAACATTTCTTATGAAGACGTTACATATGATAAACTGACCCACAAATTAACAAAAGAACAAAAGAAAATGTACAATACTGTAGCAAAAGCATGGCAAATAGTATTTCAGAATTTGAATGAAGCGTTGAAAGAAACACATCAATCGTCAGACGGCACTGCACGAGGACAAGTCTACGGAAAGTTTTGGTCGTCAAACCAAAGATTTTTTAATCAAATTCTTGTATCAATGCAAACACCGAGCGTTATTAAAGATATAGAAAAACAGCTTGCTAAAGGTAAATCGTGTATCATACAACTTACAAGTACAAACGAAGCACAAGGTAAGCGTGAACTTGCAAGACTTTACGAAGAAGGATTGACGCTTGATGATTATGATGTTTCACCTAAACAGATGCTTATGGAATACGTTGAAAAATCATTCCCTGTTCAACAATACGAGGAATATAAAGACGAAAAAGGCAATGTGAAAAGCAAACCGGTGTACAATAGTAAAGGCGAACCTGTATTAAACAGAGAAGCAGTCCGAAAGCGTGACACATTGTTAGACCAATTAGGCAGTATGAAAGCACCGTCATCGCCTATAGATATGATTATCAATGCGTTTGGAACAGATTTAGTTGCAGAAAACACCGGCAGAAGTTCACGAGTAATTAATGTTGACGGAAAAAATGTTCAGCAAAGACTTAGTAATAACACAAGAAGCGCCGACGTAGAAGCGTTTCAAAACGGCAAAAAGCGTATAATGATATTTTCAGAAGCAGGAGGTACAGGAAAGAGCTACCACGCAAGTAAAGCAGTCAAAAATCAACAGCAACGTGTACATTATTTGCTTGAGGCAGGTTGGAAAGCGTCGACGGCGGTACAAGGTTTTGGACGTTCACACAGAAGTAACCAAGTATCGGCTCCTATATTCAAACTTGTAACAACCGATTTGAAAGGACAAAGCCGTTTTATCTCAACCATAGCAAAAAGACTTGCTCAATTAGGTTCGCTTACGAAAGGTCAAAGGCAAGCAGGCAGTCAAGGTATGTTTTCGGAAGATGATAACCTTGAAAATGCTTTTTCTGCAACAGTGTTAAAAAGTTATATTACCGCATTGGCTAAGGGCGGTATAAATGATATTACCAACGGAAAAGAAATTATTTCAAAATTAGGACTTAACGTATACAGTTCGGACGGTTCGATTAATCAAAATTCTGACGATTTGACAAGTATAAACAAGTTCCTTAACCGTATATTATCATTAGAATATGATGAGCAAAACGAAGTTTTTGATGAGTTTGACAGCCAGTTGAAAATGGCAATGGCAGAGGCTGAACAAAACGGCACACTTGATAAAGGTATGGAAAACTACAAAGCCGATAAAGTATCGGTCAAAGAAACCAAAACCGTACATACAGATAAGTTAAGCGGTGCTGAAACTTTGTATTATTCTCTTGTTGCAGATAAGAAAATAAAAAAGAACGAATTTAGCGATATACAAAGCGATAGTCCAAGATTTAAAGGCTTTTATCAGAACAAAGCAAACGGAGGAGTAAGAGCGATAACTCAAATCGCAAACAAAACAGATAGCAACGGTAATGTTGTAAGTCGTTTTAAGGCAGAAGGACAAGAATATGGTAAGACAGTATATTTAAGCGAACAACAAGTAAGCCAACGTTGGAATAAGATAGATAATGAAACAGCTAAAGCTTTATGGAATAAGAGGCTTGAAGAAATGCCTGAATATCGTCAAGAAAATGTACATCTTATAAGTGGTGCTGTGCTTCCGGTATGGGATAAATTACCTGAAACAAATATTAAAGTATATCGAATACTTACTGATAATGGCGATGTGCTTATAGGTCGTGTTATACCTGAAAATGCTATAGACTCAATTCTTAGACGTTTAGGGGCTAACAGAACAAAGGGCAAAGTAGATGTATCAAGTGTTATGAATAGCATTAAAAACGGTGATGTTGTTTATCTTGAAAACGGTTGGAGCCTAAAACAAAGAAAAGTAGCAAACGAACAGCGTATTGAACTTACAGGTCCTCGTTTTGAAAATTATGAGTTCATAAAAAAATTAGGCGTATTTTCCGAACGTATTTCGTATCAAACGCGTTTCTTCATACCGACAAAGACTAATACTGAAAATATTATAAAAGAGCTTATGCAATACTCGCCTTATAGCAGAACAGAAACGGAAATGCAGTATAACAAAGGTGACGACGGTAATGATTGGGAAGTAAAGAAACCAGAACAAGAAAAACAGATTGAAAGTGTTGAAGATGACAGCAAAAAAACATCAGATAAAAGCAGTGCAGACATACGTTATTCAAAACAAGCTAATAGCCTTGACAGTTGGACATCTGATGTGACGCAAAACAGCAAGAATGCAAAAAATAAGAAGTTGGGCGATATTGTTTCGTATATTTCAAAAGAATTCAATATACCTATTTCAAAAGGCAACTTGTCACTGACACGAGCTAAAGGCGAGTTTAAGAAACTTTCGAAAGCTGTAAGACTTCGTATAGCAAATGACTTGCCGACAGCTACTCACGAATTAGGACATTTGCTTGATGATAAATATGATTTCACTTCATCAGCTAATATTGATGAGATAATCGACTTTGCACAACGAAAAAGTCCAACATTAATGAAGCAATATAAAAAAAGTGAAGTACCGGGTGAGTCGGTAGCTGAATTTGTGAGAGAGTTTGTTAAAGACCCGCAAAGTACAATAAAGGAAGTACCGAGATTTTCAAAAGAATTTATCGAAACTCTTTCTCCGAAAGACGCTCAAGCCTTAAAAACTCTATCAGAATATTCACAACAATACTACAATTCGGACTTTATGGACAAAGTAGACGCGGCAATGACCAACAACAAAGAGATAAAAAAGAGAAGTAAATCAACGGCAAGTGAAATATCGAAAGAAATATACACCAAGTTGGTTGATAGCTTTGCACCTATCAAAGAAGCTACTGATTATGTTAAAGAGGTAAAAGGAACTCTCAGCGGAAAAAAGGACGCATATATTTTAGCTATAAATTCTAAAAATGTAGACGCCACTATGTCTACTATATTTAAAGAAGGAATGGTTGACCCGAACGGCAATTTGACAGGCGGAAAAGGGTTGATAGATTGCATTAAAGATATATCACACAAAGATATAGATTTATTCGATAAATATTTAGTATTAAAGCACTCTTTGGAATGGATTGAACCACAAGAAGGTGCAAAGTTAAAGCGTGTATTCAGTGATGATACTTTGCAAGACGGCAAACGGATAAAAAGAGAAATAGCAAATCTTGAAAACAATCACCCTGAATTCAAAGAAGCGTCGGAAAATCTGTACAAGTTCCAACAAGATATGTTAAAATATTGGGTAGTATCTATGGGCGGTATGGACGCTATTACATACAACAAGCTACAAAAAATGTACCCACATTACGTGCCGTTTATGCGTGACACCGGCAGGAACAGAACAGGATTTAAAAGTGGTTTTGCAAATCAGCAAAGTCCTGTAAAAACTGCGAAAGGTAGCGGTGCTACAATCATATCTCCGCTTGAAAGTATTATAAAAAATGTAGAAAAACAAGTGAAGTTCGGAACAAGAAACAGAGTTATGGCGGTATTGGGTATGTATGCGGACAATGTACCGGGGTTTGCTAATTTTATAGAACCTGTGCCACCAGACCAAGTAAAGAATATAATCAACATTGAAAAGTTGTCTGATGAATTCTTAGGCAGAATGTCAGAAAGTCTTGACGAAAACGATTTGTTTAACTTAACAGAGGTTTTTGAAGATGTATTCGGTACACAAGTTGAAGGTTATACACCTGTAGTTATACCGGGAAAGCAAATAGTTACATATTTGAACAAAGGCAAGCACAAATATTATCAGGTACACGATAAGGCACTGTTTAATGCTATAACAAATTTAACACCGGTTCAAACAGGAAAAATAATGAATTTTGCAGGAAGAACTTTAGGTATAACAAACGCACTGATAACACAGCTAAATCCGGTTTTCGCTACCACGAACGCAATACGAGATTATGATACTGCAATGAAAAATTCAAAAGCATATAATAATCCTATTGCTTTTACAGGGGCGTATATGTCAGCTTTATGGGACGTTATAAGAAACAGTTACGATTATAAGCAATACAAAGCTGCGGGCGGCGGACATATGTCAATGTTCAGCGATAATATTGACGTACTGAAAAAGACTTTGCGCGAGGTGAACTCAAAAGACGCGGGACTTGCAAGGCGTTTGGCACAAGCAATATTCTTACACCCAATAGAATGCGTTACAAAAATCAACGAAATCACCGAAGCTATTCCACGACTGGCTGAATTTAAAGGTATGAAGAAAAAGGGAGCCGATAATCAACAAGCTATTTATGCCGCGTCTGATATAACCGTCAACTTCAATAGAAGCGGTGATGTCGGCAGAAAACTAAATAAAATATTTAGATTTTCAAATGCGACTGTTCAAGGTATGGATAAACAAGCTCGCATATTCACAAGCGGTGGTAAAAAAGAGATTGCAAAGCATATGCTTAGGTACCTAATCAGTGCAATTTTAACTACTGCACTATTGGAATTTTGGAACAGGACGTCAGATGAAGATGGTTGGGAAGAATTATCTCAGTATCAAAAAAATAATTTTTACTGCATATCTATAGGTAACGGAAAATTTATAAAAATACCTAAAGCAAGAGAAGCGGCAATACTAAACACAACAGCAGAAAGAGCCGCCGATTACGCTTTTGGTGACAAAGAAGCATTTTATCAATTTGGGCAATACATCGGTGATACAACATTACCTGCGTGGTTGCCTGTTACCGGTATTGCAGAAGGAGGAATTGAAGAAGGTGTACATCAAATTGCAGGAGGTACAATATTAGGCGGAATTGTTGATAATATGGTTAATAAAGACTTTAAAGGTACGCCGATAGTAAGTTCGGCACTTGAGGACGAGCCAAACAAGGAGCAATACAACCAAAAAACTTCTTTATTGGCAAAGTCAATAGGTCAGACATTTAACTGGTCGCCGATGAAAATAGACCACTTAATTGATAATTATACCGGTATTATCGGTAAGCTCAATAGGTCGGTTACTGCTGACGGCTTCAGTCCGTCTAACCTATACGGAACGTCTTTCAGTGCGGATAGTGTATATTCAACAGATGTATTTAATCGTGTGTACGAACAAAGAGATAAAATGCAAAAGAAGTATCAAAATGAGCCGACACCTCAAAACGCTTGCTTATACGAAAAGTACGCTACAAAGGCGGCGTATATTACACAAGCAAACAAAGCGATAAAAAGACTGTCGGAGGATGAGCAAAGAACTGCACGTAAAGAACTTATAACAGATATAAAAGCAACAGGTTCAGCAATTACCGATACAGACAAGGGGATTGTTAATTCTTTTAGTAATGGCTTATTAACCTCTGATAATGGTTATGTAGACAGCTTGCCAAAGTCAACTATAACTAAAACAAAAAATAAGCAATCATACACTTGGGAAATGACATATTCGGAATACAAAAAATATTACGACGATTATCGGAAAGAAGTTGAAAAACAACGTAAAAAACTTCTGAATACAAGCGCGTACAAAAGAGCTTCGGATATTGAAAAAACTGAAATGTTAAAGCAATTAAGTAAAGACGTTTTGAAAGATACCAAAGAAAAATATAAAAATAGGAACGCATTAAAATTTAAGAAAGATGAATAAGAAAATAAGCTATCGACATTGCGTCGGTAGCTTATTTTTATTGTATCATACTCTGTTTTTGACTAAAATCTGACTAAAATCTGACTAACTTTTGACTAACAGACTAATAAAAAAGTATAACATTTTATCACTTTTTATCACTTTTTATCACATTGATTTTCTTCTCGCAAGCACTAAAAAACCGCATAAACGCTTGATTTCAAGCATTTATACGGTTTATGATGAGTTGGTACGCCCGGAGGGATTCGAACCCCTTAAATATTTAATGAATATGCGGTTTCTGAACATATCTGACTAATGCTTGACTAATTCATAAATGTATTTAATTTTTCCACGGTTTCTTTAAAGTGATTTGTACGAATATGTGTATAAATATTTCTTGTAACCGAAATGTCGCTATGCCCTAATAAATGTTGAGCATCTTTTACGTCTATCCCTGCTTCAAAAAGTATTGTTGCGTAAGTATGACGCAACTGATGAGCTGTTATATCAAGTCCTGTTTCTTTTTTATATTTATCCCAACGGCGTTGAAAAGCTGAATAACCGAGCGGCTTTGTACCGTCAATCGAAAATATAAAATTTTCATCTTTTCCTTTAGGAAGTTTATCTGCTAATACATCAAGCAAAACCACTTTGCGAGTGCCGTTTTCTGTTTTAGTGCCTTTAATATGAGGGACGTTGCTTTTATGATATACAGATTTATAAACATTAATTTCTTTATTATCGAAATCAATATCTTTAAACTGTAAAGCAAGAGCTTCGCCCTTTCTTAATCCGGTGTATAACAAAAAATATGGGAACAAGCCAAAAGAACAATTTAGACTATTTTTTACTGCTTCGGTTTCTTCTTCTGTAAGAGGTTGTCGTTTGATAGCTGACTTGCCTTTTGGAGGGCTAATATATCTTGTAGGGTCATTTTCAACATAGCCTTTTATATAGGCGTATTTAAAAACTAATCGGACTATGGATAATTGGTCTTTTATAGTTTTTGTTGCATAATCTCTTGTTACGTAATAGTCTAAATATTGCTCAATATCGATAGGCTGTATTTCTTTGATATATCTATCATCAAATTCTTCTACTGCGTGACTAAGTAAAATTTTATATCTTTTTGCGGTATTATACTCTATCTTAGGAAAATGTTCTTCTTCCCATTCTTCTGCAACTTCACTAAACAGTTTGCCTCTTTCTTCTTGCTTGGTGTAAGCAAGAATTTGACGATTAATGTCACGTTCAGCTTGTTGTTCCGTAGTTTTACTACTGTAAAAATACAACCGTTTACCGTTGATTGTAACGACTTTTAAATATCTTCCGTCTTTTCTTTTCTTCATTTTAATACACTCCTTTTTTAAAAATTAGTATTGCAAAAATAGAGTGTATGTGATACAATAATTTTGCGAATATGTGTTTCAATACACTCTTATCCTCCGACTGTTGGTAGCGGTCGGGGGATTTTTTTATTTTAAACATATTAAATCCGACACGTTTAAAATCCTCGCTTTTGCTTATATAATTTTACTTACTACATAAATTATCAATATGAGCAAATTTACTATTGTTCCAACTTCCGATGTAATCGTTGCAAACACGTCACACCGACTGTTGTATATTATGAATTGCAAATCTTCTTGCTTTATGTCCATTTTTGACACTTCCTTAAACGATACTTTCGCAAAAATTCTATTAACAATGTATGTAAATATCATTGATACTACAAACAAAACTAAAGAGATTAATATCGACACTTTGATTGCTGTATACACCCAAAAAGCAAAAGTAGCTAACATATTTACAATACCGATTATACCGATAATCGTTCCAATCTTTTTATTACTGCCGGTGAAATGTGAGCCGGCATATATTTGCTTGTGAGCAAAAAAGAAAAATATAACGCACAGAACATAAAAAAACATAAGACAATCCCACCTTTCTTATCATATATTTAATCAAAACATTTCTTGCAAGGTGTATAACCTTCGTTAATTGCCCTACTTTCAATCATTGCTTTTATACTGCCTGAAGAAAGATATTGGCAACCAAACCTGTGATATTTTTTACCGTTCGTTGTTACATAGACAAGATTAGCACCCGGCACAGAGTTTGATGTGTTATCCGATGTAGTATCTGAAGTGCTATTGTTTCGTGGCTTTAAGCTAAGCGGTTTACGTTGCATATCAGAATAAAATTGTTGCATTGCTGTGGTTATATATCTATTAGCCGTATAGCCGCTTAATGTTGCAAAACCAACAGCAAATGCTATAAATATTAATATCATTGGTGCTAACCAACGTTTTAAAACTTTCTTCTTGATAGCTTTGATGTAATCAATCTGCATTTGCTCAACGGTTTCTTCATCTTCAAATGCTAAACGGTCAAGGTCTAAACGAGGATATTTTTTGTATTTGTTTTTCTTTTCAGTATTTTCTTCAAACGTAATCTTTATCTTTTTCATATAATTTTTCCACCTGTATATGTGCGACTATTTATTCAAGAGAATCATTATGTCACAAGCAATATTCAGCAAAAGCCATTCAAAGCATAGTATAAGTTTAATTGTATTGAAAATCGGAAGTTTAAGTATAACAGCTGCTGCAATACCGATTATACAAGATATTATGTGTATGATAACAGTAAATGGGCTCAGATGTTTAAAAAATGTACTTCCTATAATAAAAAGGAATGATATATTTAATAACCAATATGCAGGAGCGAAATATCCGACAATACCCAATATAGGAAGTATAATATCTAAACCGAAAGTTAATAAAATTATTGCAAATTCCATTTTAATTCTCCTTGTATAACAATCGTGGTAATTTTTACATACTTATTCTATTACCCCTCACAATAATCTCTAATCCTCTGCTCAATAAATTTTTCTTTACAACCTGTCATATTTGATATTTGTTGTACTGTATATTCGTTGCTTATATATTCGCACACATCATCATCAGAAATAGCGAGGAAAGTTGCAAACAAGTCAGCCTCATTCTCATATTTATCGGGAACTTGAAAAGTTGAACGCTCCATAAATATACGATTAGTTTTTCTATGTAGCACTGCGTGACCTATTTCGTGACGCAATACTTGAAGTTGCATAAACTCATCAAGTGAACTGTTGATGTATATAACCATTCCACGCTTGTAGTATTGGTAAAAACCGTGTACATTTTCGCCTAAATCAGCATAAGCAACTTTTATATTCATTCCTTGCGCTATATCTATTGGATTGCGAGAATGATACTTAGATACAATTTTATTTACAATCCTATTCATAGGCAATACCTCAATTATTTTTACGATATTTCTTCGGTGTAAACTTGGCTTTGTTTTCTTTCTTTATCATTTCCATACCCATTTGCATAGCCATTATTATCTTTTGTACATCTTCTTCTGTTGCAGGTACACCGTCGAACATCAAGCCGTCCTGTGATAGTAGTTGTTCTTTTGTTTCATCTAATATTTTTTGTATTTCTTTTTGGTCCTCATTGTTTAATTCAGGGAGCTGTTCTTGACGTCCTAATAAGTAATCTATTGAAACATTATACAAATCTGCAATGAGATAAAGTTTGTCGTTAAAGTAATCTCCTGTACCTTCATACCACTGTCTAAAGGTGGTGTAAGATGTACCAGTTTTTTCTTCAATAGTTTGAATAGTAGGGACACTATTAGTTTCGTGTAATTCTCTTGTTCTTGAACGAGCAATTTGCAATTCTTCAGGTTCTGCTTGTTCTTCTAAAAGATAATTTATAGATACGTCAAAATATTTTGCGATTTTTACTAAAGTATTATAATCAGGCTGACGTTTGCCTGTTTCCCACATTCCGATAGTTCCGGTAGCAATATTAAAATCTTTTGCAAATTTCGTTTGTGTCAATCCTTTTTGCTTTCTTAATGTTTTTAATTTTTCTGCAAACATCATAGTCACCTCCGTTAAATTTATAATATCACTATTAGTGAGATTATGCAATAAAAAAATATAAAAACAAAATAATTCTCACAAAATGTTAAGAAAAGTATTGACAATTCTCACACTGTGTTATATAATACTCACATAACGTGAGAATAAGAGGTGAGAGCGTGAGAGAATATTTAAAAAAATTAAGGCTTAAAAAGAAAATGACAAAGCAAGCCGTCGCAGACTTCTTAGGTATAAGTCAAAATTATTATACTTATATAGAAAACGGTGAACGTCAAAAAAGCCTTGACTTAGCTTATGCGTCAAAATTGGCAGAGCTATTTAATGTAAGTGTAGATTGGATAGCAAAACAAGAACAGAAAGTAAAAACTAAATAGGAGGTAGAAAAATGATAGTAATGATAGCGATTGCTTGCGGTACTCTTGCTGCTATAGCGTTTTCAGTGTCGCTTGCAATGTTGGTAAAGATTTTCTTGCAGAAGTGGAGGTGAGAGGAAATGAAAGCAATAGTTCAATATACCGCAAGCGGACAAGTATTGACATCAGAGGAAATTCAAAAGCGAAACGAATTAATAAAAAGCGAGGTCATAAAATCCTTGCACGGTTACGACCTCACTATCGGACAAGCTATAGAGTTACTCCAAGAATGTCAAAATGATTTAATGACTACTGCTTATGGACGTTCTTTGTAAGTATATCGGTTATGTTTGATGAACGTTCCGCAGTTAAAAGAATTGCGCAATATTTTTTCTTTGTTAGATTTTCACACACATAAAAATAACAATTTGTGCAGTTTGTATCTGATGGAGTTTTGTTTATAAAGGGACATACAGACATTATAATCACCTCACTTTCTACGGTGATTATAACATAAAATCAAAATATCGTAAAGGGAGGAATAAAAAAATGGTTGATAAAGAAACATTAGGTCAATACACAAAAATAGTTGTAGAAACAGATGAAGAAAACCCTGTAACTATTGCAGTTATACAATCTAATTCCGTAGATACCGTCAAAGGTTACAGAGTAAGATTAACACCTAAATATAATTAATAAAGGAGTGAGAAGAATGGCGCTTGAAAAACCGTCATACAGAGATAATCTTGAAAGGATTAAAGCGGTTTATCCTAATAAAGAAATGCTGAAAGTTAAAGATGTTCAAAAGTTCTGTGGATTAAACAGAGAAACAGTAAAAAAACTTTTTGATTTTAAAGACAGTTACATCTCAGTTGCCAAATTGGCAAGAGAGATGTCGTAAATAATTCACCTTGCAGGCAGAAACGAGTTACTCTTTTTATAACCTCCATTTTGCTGTATATAGTATCGTACTTAAGCATTTTTAGAGTAACTCGCTTGTGCCTGTGAGGTAACAAGTGAAAGAGAGGTAAAACATATGTACATTATAGGTGTAGCTTTGTTTAGTTTCGGTGTCGGACTATTCGGCGGTTGGAAGCTAATGAGAGAGGAAGATAAGAAATGAATTTGATAATGAGGATATGGAACAGCCTGAATGAAAAAGGTCGAAGAGCGTGGGTTGATACCGGTAAGGCAATGGCAGATATGAAGGGCGGTATATATGCCGCAGAAGAACAACCACAAACGCGCAGTCACAAGTTTGACGAAAAGACCAACAGACAGATAGACCAAGTGATTGCGTTGGTGAATGGTAAATGAAAAATACAGAATATATAATTGCGGTAACAATGTTTTCAATGTTGCTGATAGCGTTTGAAATAATCGTGATGATGAATATAGGAGGATAACAAATGACAACAGGTCAGATAAGCATGCTACATAATTTATGTGTGCAGATTAATTTGCTGGCGGCAAAACGTGACGACGCACCTGTCGTGATATACACAATGGTAGGTGACAATAAGTTTGCACCGGTAATATGTATAAGCGTGTATGAGGGTAAGCCGTTTAAAGAAATTATGTCGTTGTGTATTCCGACTGACAAAACAGTCGATAAGAAATACAGATTACAATTAAAGATGTTGAAAGACATCAAGAAGAAGTTGGAGGTGAAAGAGAATGAATAACGAAGTAGAGAGTTACAGAAATGACGAGCTTGTTTCAATATTAAATGCATTTCCCGACAGAACTAAAATATTGATTAATGGCAGTGCTGATTTTGAAATACGCCATTCGTGGAATAATGGTGAGCCGTATATCAATATTGTTGCAAAAGAAAAAGACCGTTAGAGCTGGCACTCGTAAACGGTCAAAACTTAAATACAGATTTAATTATCTGTGTTTGTATTTTAACACATAGAAAGGAAAATGTCAAATGTTCGGATACATTGATGTTGATAAAGAGATAACAGGCAACTACGGCGAGGACAGTTGTGGCGAAGAAGTAGTTGCCTGTACTTGTGACGAGTGCAATGAGCCTATATTTGTAGGTGACAAATACTACGAAATCGCAGATATAGTTGTCTGCGAAAACTGCATAGAGGAATTTGCGAGGACAGGAGAGGTAGATAGATGAACATATACGAAATTGATAATGCTATGTTTTCTTTGATAGACGAAGAAACCGGCGAGATAAAGGATTACGAGGCATTTGAAGAACTGCAAATGCAAAAGGAAGAAAAAATCGAAAATACAGCGTTATGGTATAAAAATCTTGTAGCCGAGAGCAAAGCTATAAGAGAAGAAGAAAAAGCACTTGCGGAACGTCGTAAGTCGTTGGAAAACAAGGCTGAAAATCTGAAGAATTTCATAAATCGAACATTGCAAGGTAATAAATTCGCTACTCCAAAAGTGGCGATAAGTTACAGAAAGTCAACGGCGATAGAGGTTGATGATGAATTTATTGACTACGCAATGAAGAACAACAACGACCTGTTGACATTCAAGCGACCAGAAGCAAACAAGACGGTTATAAAAGAAATGTTGCAAGGCGGTTTTGATATTCCGCACGCGGAGTTGGTAGAGAGAAACAATGTAAGTATAAAGTAGAGGTGGCAAAATGACTAATATGGAAATATACAACGCCGTCAGAACAGTACCCGAAAATGCGAAGAAACCTATTTACGCAGGTAGATTGAAAGGTATGACAGATATAAACCCTATGTGGAGAATACAGGCTCTTACAGAACAGTTCGGACCTGTCGGAATAGGTTGGTACTACAAAACGGTACGCAAATGGGTAGAAG